TACTTCTTTCCATAAACCGCAACAAAAAAGATTTATGGGAATACAAAACGGATAGGCAAAGTCTATGGGTCAGCGTGGAAGGAAATCAGCAGCCTCGCTTGTGGTTTCGCCGGGATCTGCGGTGGCTCCGGTTGAGCGTCCGGATGCACCTGATGAGCTGACTGAGGAGCAGTCACGCATATGGTATGCGGTGACAGGCTCGCTTCCGGCGGACTGGTTTGGGCGGGAGACGCACGAGGTTCTGGCGCAGTATTGCAGGCACACTATCGCGGCTCGGCGGGTGGCGCAGTTGATCCGGTCGTTTGAAGGCAGCGAAGCGCTGGATGTTGTCGAGTATGACCGGCTGCTAAAGATGCAAGAGCGGGAGGGCCGGGCGTTGTCGTCTCTTGCGACCCGGTTGCGGCTGACACCCCAGGCCACCTATGACGCGAAAAAGTCAAAGGGCAAGGGTGCGGTGAGGAAACCTTGGGAAAACTGACAAGAGCAGATCGTAATTGCCAGTGGATCGAGCGGTTTTGCCGCGTGCCAGAGGGGCGATATAATGGCCAGCCGTTGAAGGTCGCGCCGTTTATGCGCGAGGACTTCATCAAGATATATGACAACCCGCATGGGACGCGCCGGGCAATATTGTCGCGGGGCCGCAAGAATGCGAAGACGGTCGAGGCGGCGCTGATTGCGTTGCTGCATCTGATCGGACCGGAGGCGTCGGCAAATTCGGAGATATACTCGGCAGCCCAGTCACGAGACCAGGCGGCCATTCTGTTCAAGCGCGCCTCGCAAATTATCCGCATGTCGCCGGACCTTATGTCGGTGGTGACGATCCGGGATACGGCAAAAGAGCTTCTGTGTCCCGAGCTGGGAACGTTTTACAAGGCGCTATCGGCGGAGGCTTCAACGGCGTTTGGTCTGTCGCCGAAGATTATTGTTCATGACGAGCTGGGGCAGGTCAGGGGTCCGCGATCGGTGTTGTATGAGGCGCTGGAAACAGCGGTCGCGGCACAGGAAAATCCTCTTTCCGTCGTGATCTCGACGCAAGCTCCGACCGATGCCGACCTGCTGTCGGTGCTAATTGATGATGCGCTGGCCGGGCACGATCCGCGTGTCGTGGTCAGCCTGCACACGGCAGACATGGAAGCTGACCCGTTTTCGGACGACACGATCAGGCAGGCCAACCCGGCGCTTGATTTGTTCATGAACGCCGATGAGGTCCGGGCTATGGCGCAAGATGCCAAGCGGATGCCGAGCCGGGAGGCGGAGTATCGCAATCTGATCCTGAATCAGCGGGTTGAGGCCCGCTCACCATTCGTTTCGCGCTCGTCCTGGGCGGATTGCGCCGGGGATGTGTCGGGTGATTGGGACGGGCTTCCGGTTTATGCCGGTCTGGATTTGTCCTCTACCAAGGATTTGACGGCGCTGATCCTGATCGCGAACGTCAACGGGGTCTGGCAGACGCGACCGACTTTCTGGCTACCGGCTGATGGCTTGGCGGATAAGGCCCGGGTGGACCGGGTTCCCTATGATGTCTGGCATCGGGAGGGGTTTTTGGAAGCCTCACCCGGGCCGACCATCGAATATGAATATGTCGCCGCCCGGCTGCGCGATGTCTTTGATGAGTATGATGTCCGGCTGATCGCGTTTGACCGCTGGGGCTTCAAGCATTTGAAGCCGTGGCTTGAGCGTGCCGGATTTACTGAGGATGAGCTGACACGTTTTATGGAGTTCGGTCAGGGCTTTGCGTCCATGTCCCCGGCGCTGCGCGATCTGGAATCGGCAATCCTGCAGAAGAAGCTTGCGCATGGCGGGCACCCGGTTCTGACAATGTGCGCTGCAAATGCCGTTGTGCAGTCGGATCCGGCAGGCAACCGCAAGTTGACGAAAGACAAGTCCACGGGCCGGATTGACGGCATGGTTGCGTTGGCGATGGCGGTGAGCGTGGCGGCGACTGAGGAACGTGATGCGGGGCCGTCCGTGTATTCCGAGCGTGGCGCACTGGTAATCTGAAAGGCAAGCGCATGGGATTAATGAATTGGCTGCGCGCGCCTCGGTCTGCGGTGCAGCAGAAAAACGCTGGCAAGGACATCAGCACGCCTCACGATCTGGCGGAGTGGATACGGCAGACGTCTATGGGCAGCGCTTCTGGTGTGAATGTCACGCCCGCATCAGCTATGCGTGTCGCGGCGGTTTATGCCAGCGTGCGCCTTATTTCTGGCGCGGTTGCGAATTTACCACTGCATGTTAAGGAGCGTGTCAGTTCGGAAATTCGGGAGGACCGTGCGGAGCACCCACTCTGGAAAGTGCTGCGGCGCAGGCCCAATGCTTGGCAGACACCATCCCAGTTTCGCCGCCAGATGCAGGCGCATCTTCTGTTGCGCGGGAACGCCTATGCGCTAATCGTCCGGTCGCGCGGAAATATCGCTGCGCTGTTGCCGCTCGACCCGGATCGCATGGCGGTCAAGCAATCTGACGATATGACGCTGATCTATGAGTATCAGCGAAGGGACGGCAGGCATGTGCATCTCGCGCAAAGCGATGTGATGCACATGGTCGGGCTGACGCTCGACGGTGTGAACGGCGTTTCGGCTATCACTTATGCGCGCGAAACGATCGGGCTAAGCCTGGCTCAGGAAAAGCACGGCGCGCATACGTTCAAGAACTCGGCCCGGCCCAGTGTGGTTTTGAAACACCCCGGCAAGCTGGGCAAGGAGGGGTTGGAAAACCTCCGCGCCAGCCTCGATGAATACCGCTCCGGCGGTGAGAGTGAGGGCAAGGCCCTTATTCTTGAGGAGGGAATGGACACCCAGCAGCTTTCAATGACGGCAGAAGATGCGCAGTGGATTGAAAGCCGTAAATTCTCACGCACTGACATTGCGATGTTCTTTGGCGTCCCGCCGCACATGATCGGCGACACGGAGAAGTCCACGAGCTGGGGGACGGGAATTGAACAGCAATCCATCGGGTTTGTGACTTACACGCTCGAGGATCACCTGACTACTTGGGAAGAAACGATCAACCGGGATCTGATTACGGACCTCCGGATTTACGCGCGATTCAATCGCAAGGCGCTGGTTCGCGGCGACATCAAGACCCGGCAGGCGTTCTACGTCTCGATGATGCAGTGGGGCGTCTATTCACCAAATGAAATCCGGGCTCTTGAAGATGAAAACCCGCGGGATGGCGGCGACGTTTACTACGACCCGCCCAATACCGCTGGCGGACAAGGAGAACAGAATGACGATCAAGCCGATTCCGGAGATTAAAGCCGCCCGGCTTCCCGATGCCTTCGCGTTTGAGGCCGATGCCGATGCTGTGGGTAAGTGGAATAGCGGCATCCAGGCCATGCAGACGCCGGAAAACACGATCAGCATTCTTGACGTGATCGGCGAAGACATATTCGGAGAGGGCGTGACGTCGCGCCGTGTTTCCGCCGCCCTTCGGCGCATCGGCGATCAGGAGGCCTTTGTCGACATCAACTCGCCCGGCGGCGACTTCTTTGAGGGCGTGGCCATATACAACATGCTTCGCCAGCACAAGGCTCGCGTGAACATCCGCATTCTCGGTCTCGCAGCCTCAGCGGCCTCAATTATCGCAATGGCAGGTGATGAAATTTTGATCGGCTCGGCCGGTTTCATAATGATTCACAATGCCTGGGTGGTTGCGGTTGGAAACCGTCATGACATGCGCGAGGCAGCAGAGGTTCTTGAGCCGTTTGATGACGCAATGGCCTCAGTTTATGCCGGGCAGGCGGGCGTTGAAAAGAGCCAGGCCGCCGAATGGATGGACAATGAGGCATGGTTTAACGGCGATCAGGCGGTTTCCGCAGGGCTTGCCACGGGTCTGTTTCCCGCAGATGCAGTCATGGAGGGCGCGCCAAAAACCCGTGCCGGACAGAATTCCACCAGGAAGGTGGATACTTTGCTGGCAAAAGCTGGCATCACACGCTCTGAACGCAGGACGCTTTTGAGCGAATTGAAGGGCGCTACGCAAGACGCTGGCGCGGAGGTCACGCACGACGCTGACAATGATTGGGCGAAAGCCGCCCGTGAATTCATCAACTCAATCAGGTCATAAAGGAGTATCCCATGATCCACATGAAGAATCCGCGCAAGGCGCGCGGCATTGTCGCTGTGCGTGCAGATGCCAGCGGCGACCCCAAGGCTATTCTGGCCGAAATGCAGTCAGCATTCGAGGCGTTCAAGGCTGAGCGCGACGAAGAGCTGGTAGCGATCCGCAAGGGTCAGGAAGATGTTGTGAAGACAGAAAAGGTTGACCGCATCAATTCCGAGATCACCACGCTTCAGAAGTCGCTCGATGAAATCAACCAGACGGTTGCCGCGTTGCGCGTCGGTTCTGGCGCTGGCGATGTCCGCGATCCGGCCAAGGTTGAACATGCTCAGGCGTTCACCAAGTGGTTCCGCAAGGGCGACCGCGCCGTTGACGCTGATCTGCATGATCTGGAAATCAAGGCCGCGCTTTCGACGGACAGTGATCCTGATGGCGGCTATCTGGTGCCGGAAGAAATGGCCACCGAGATCGACCGCGTGGTCGGCACGGTTTCGGTCATGCGTGATCTGGCTACGGTTCTGCCAGTCGGTACCGATACTTATAAAAAGCTGATCGGCCAAGGCGGCACCGGCTCCGGCTGGGTGGGCGAAAAGGACGCCAGGACAGAAACCAATACGCCGACCCTGCGCGAGCTGATCTTCAACGCTCAGGAGCTGTATGCCAATCCGGCAACAACTCAGAAGGCGCTGGACGATGCCCGCATGGATATTGCCACTTGGCTGGCGAATGAGGTCTCTATCGAATTCGCTGAACAGGAAGGCGCGGCCTTTGTCACTGGAAACGGTGTGAACAAGCCGCGTGGCATTCTGGGGTACGACACGGTTGCCAACGCCTCCTATGCGTGGGGCAAGATCGGGTTTGTGAAGTCCGGCGTTGCTGCGGCGCTTACCGATGGCTCCAATAACGGTTCTGACGCGATGATCAGCCTCTATTACGCGCTGAAGCAGCAATATCGCAATGGTGCGACATGGCTGGCTTCCGATGCCACGATGGAGACGGTTCGCAAGTTCAAGGATGGCGACGGCACCTATCTATGGTCGCCTGCCACGGCGGCTGGCGAGGTTCCCACCTTTCTGGGTAAGCCGATCCGCACCGATGACAACATGGATGCGGTCGGCGCGGGTAATTTCCCGATTGCTTTCGGTAACTTCCAGCGGGCCTATCTGATCGTTGACCGCTTTGGCACCCGTGTTCTGCGAGATCCGTTCACCAACAAGCCTTACGTCCACTTCTACACGACGAAGCGTGTTGGCGGCGGTGTGCAGAATTTTGAGGCACTAAAGCTCTTGAAAGTCGCTGCATAGCGATTGATCCGGCAG